ATCATACATGGTGCGGTAGTGATCCAAGGTTGGCTGGGTGAGCTTGTTGACTGTGGCCTCTGCCATTGTATCGTAGGTTTTAATAATTTCTAAAGCCATAGTGGGATAGACTTGTATTAACGCATTACGCATGTCGCGTTGTGCTTGGAGTTCGTTGTTGATGTGGTCTTCGGTGATTATGTCTGTCGCTTCCCAGTATGCCTCATGCTGTTCACGCTGTTTCGCATAACCTTTTTCTGCGATCTGTGCCAGTTCGAGGTGGTAAATAGACATGGCCTCCGTGGTCGGTGTGCCCTGTTTCATAGCCTCCGATGATCGTGTGTATGCTGCGCCTTGTTCTCGTTGTTGCATATAGGGTGACACTTCACCGGTCTTTTCATAGACGTATTCGGCCACATCAAGTTTTGGCTTTTCTTTTTGTACCCATAGTGTGCGTAGCTTGCGGGTAGTCAGGGCTTCTTTTTCTATATTGGTGAGCCACGTCATTAACCTGATTTCTTCTTTAATGAACTCGATGTTCTTTGCATACCAGCTAAGAACCTCTTTATCACCCTCCATCCGGACGGGAATCTTTCCGATTGCATCGAAATATTTCTTGTGTTCCCGCAGCATGGGACCTGCTGCACGTTTGTCTTCTTTGAAAGTCAGCCTGGCTTCGACTTCTAAAGCGGCTGTTTTGCCGATTGCTTTTTGTAAGTTGGCCACTGTCTCTGCTTGTTGGGCATCCAGGAGTTTTCTATGGTCGCTGGACATTCTTCCTACTTCTTTAAAGTACATCTCCCAGCTTTTAAGTTGTATATCAAAATCAATAATGCCGGATAAGCCGTCTTTTTGTTTTTTTAAAACTTTGCCCAGCTCCTGAATCACTTTTTGTAAGCCTTTAATTTTTCCCTGAACCACATCATATTCTGCTACGAGTTCTTGAAGTCGTTTAGTTCGACCTTCATTGAAACCAATCTCCTCATAACGTTTTGAGAAACTAACAACCATATTTCTAAGTCGTTCACGCTCATGAATATAAAATTGAACCTGTTTGCCCGCTTTGTTTATTTGAGTTTCAACGGTAGACCAGCCTTCAAGTTCTTTGTTGGCGTTGAATTGTTGCCATTGCTCCCAAGTAAAACCTTCCGGTGTTTCTGCTTTGAGCTGCTTGCGGTTCATAATTTGGTACAGCTTTGTGGCTGCTGTCCAGGGAATTTTGTCCATTGCGTTTGCGAGCTGACCAATAACGGTAACAAGACTGAGAATGCCGTTGACAATTACGTTTATGCCCATTGCCACAGAATCCAAGAAAGCATAAATTGCACCTTCATTGACAGCAATCCATTTTTCAATGAGATCTAAGTATTTAATGATCGTGGGTTCCCTGCTTTCAAACCAGTTTGCCATAAAAACTGTCATCATTCCGGTGAGTCGTTTCCAGGCATTGACAGCACCACCGGAAATTGTTTTATTAGCTTCGAGGATTCGTTTTTGTAATCCCACCATGTTATAAGCTGCAATTTTAGAAGCGTTGGCCATGTCGATCATTGGATTTTTGGCGAGTTTTAAAGTAAGGCTTAATTTTTCGGTGGCTGCATTAGCCGTAAGGCCGCGGTCCATTAAATTTTTGTAGGCTTCCCCAATTTCTTTTGTGTCTGTACCTTCTCGCATTAATTCGCGGACTTGCATCCTAAACTTGCCGGCTTGCCTTGCGTTCATCTCATGCGAAGCGGCTATGTCTCTTAACAGGTTTAAATATTTCGTGCCGGCCCCAACGACTGCCCTGAAAAGCTGCATGAGTTCTTGCCAGACAAACAGCGTGGCTGCGATGCCGGACATGATGATAGAAAATTTAGCAAAGCCAGTGTTCATAAAGCTGGTAGATCTTCTAAGACCTTTTACTCTTTTATCGACACCTGCCCAGCCTTTTTCATACTGCTTGAGCTGATTGACAAGTTTTTTACGTTGGTCATACTGCGTTTTTCCCGTATCGAGTTCTTCTACATTAATGTCCTGAAATGTCTGTCGCATTTTTGAGACATAATCCGCTGATCCTGTGACGTCTTTGGTCAATCGCTTATGTTTTTTAACCCCGCCAGCCTGGTCTATCCGATCCCACCACTGACTCAAATCTTTTTCAAAATCATTAAGGCGCTTACGTGTCCAATCCCAGCTTTCATCGCTAAGCATTCTACGTGACATGGCCTTTTTGTCTGCTGTGCTGGGTTCTTTAACAAGGGGGCTTACGGAGTAACCCTTTACTGGCTGACCTTGTGGTGGGATGCTATCATCCCAGGGAACAGCAGTTCCTTCACCAAATGCTTGTTGGCCAGGACGAAGAGCAGGTTGTTTTGTAGGTACAGCTATTTCACGCACCTTACCAGCTTCAGCAGCGGCAGCAGTAGCGGCAGCCCGAATTGTTCTGGACATTGCTCGCTTATCAAGCTGTAAAACCGCGCGGATCCGGATGGGCTTAGCCATTGTGTAAGCGGTAACGACACTTTGAATTTGTGACAGGGAACCTTTCAACCCTGTTTTTGAAAGCGAAACGCGCACATTTATGACTGGCTTTAGCCCTTTGAGTTTTTGGTTGAGCTTTGTTTTGGCCGCTGCAATTTCGTTGAAGATCACACGGACGTTGATCACTGGCTTGTAAGTTTTAATTTTGCCGGTCAACTTTGACTTTGCGGCAGTTACCTGGCTGTCGTTGAGAATGACATCAATCATTATAGGCTTTGACACAAGGGCTCGCAGGTTTTTAACACGTCGTTCTAAATCATCAAATGCCTTTGATCTTGATACGTTTACTTTGAGATCGAAAGACCGCAACCGTTTTTGCAAGCCGATAGCTTTCGCCTCGATGTCAGCCAGTAATTTTTCTATACGGTCCGCACCGGCCTGGGCCTGCTTCTTGCCGTCTATGGTTATTGCAATATCAGCCATGTCATGTTTCCTTTGTCGCTGGTTTGTCGGCTGGCTTTAGTTCCTCGTAAACGCTGATGAACAAAGAGTCCATATAAGCAATTCGTTCACAAAACCGTGTGCGTTGAGCCAGATCGCTGATCAAATGAATGTCCATGTAAGCCAGCATTTCAGTGTATTTTATACGCTCGATGCCGGCGAATCCCCCGGAGCGTGTAGCGTTTAATTGCCAGAAACAGTCCCAGTGGTATTGGAGATCTACGTAAAGCGTGGGACGGGAGTCTATTTTTGGTCCCACCTCCTCGCTGTGACCTTCCATCAACAGGTTGTCATAAAATTTCAGGTGCTTTCCGTGTTTGATGTACCACGCAAAGCACTCCCTCAGTTTCCCTCCGTGTCTGCCTCGGCCTCTGGTTCATCCGGTCTATACAATTCCGGAGAGTCAGCAGTTTTTAAGACATCGTAAAAAAGCGGTTCGTATTTTGTCAATGCCGCTATCTTTGCCTGCATGGTTGCTTCGACAGGCTTGCTGTCCGAATCGAGGATGCCTTCCCAGTCGAACAGTAAGCCTTCAGCAACGACTTTAGCCATGATGTATTCATAGCGTTTGCGATTTTTGCGCGAGGTTTCCAGTGCTTTTTCGTAGCGCCGGCGTGCTTTTTGATGTTTGATATTATTGACTTCACCGATCAAAAGCCGAATGGGTTCGTCTTTTGCGTTCATGCCCCACTCCATCCACACGCCTTCCCGCGATTTTACTTCATCGACTTCGTAAATGTCTTTGAGTGATGAAAAATCAAAAGTGGTGTCTTTTTTTGTAGCCATTTTAAATCCCCGTTGAGCCCCGTTGGGTTATAAATCGGAAGATGGACATCAGCTAAAGCACGGGGCGACACTTTCGGCCTCCATCCATCTCCCGAATCGTTAGCTCTTAGCGATTACGATATGAGCTGCTGTGCCGGCATCATACAATGCACGCCAAGCCACGTTTTCCAAGACATCTTGATCCTGTCCCGGCGTTGCGATGGTGTCCGTTTCGAATTTCACGTTGGGAATGAACACATTGTAATTGTTCGTCCCGTCGTTCAGGTCGAATTCCAGCGCGGTGGGCGTGGCTGCCAGGAATTTATCGAACATTGCGTCGTTCATGAAATGCATGTTGAGCGTGCCGGTGAGATCCTGTTTGCCCATGCCGATATAGGCCAGCACGTCGGATCCGATTTCATTAATCGGCCGCAGGTTGTTGTTGATGGTCAATGACAGCTCTTGGACGAACACGCCGGTAATGGCCGTGAGCGGTGAGCCTTCCTTCAACGATGCCACGTTGCCCATGCAGTTCATCACGGAATTGGAGTTGGCTGCCGTAACGCCACCGGTTGCATTTGTAGTCTGCACCAGGGCGGCTGCACTTCCAAAGAAAGTGAAGTTGCCCTTTGCGATTGCAGAAGTGGCTAGGGTGAGGTTGAAGGTGTTGACCATCATTCCACGGAAAAGGAAATACTCATCGATGTCCAGGTGAGCCCTTTCCATGCAGTACGAATGGCGCTCGACTCCGTTTTCCAATACGTCCGCGTCCCAGCTTTCACAGAGTGCGCCTTCCAATAGATCATCAAAGGTGAGGGCAGAAAATTCAAAATTGAAACCACCTGAATTCTGGAAGGACACTTGGACAGTGTCCGCGATCATACGGTCTGCGCGAAGTTCTTCTGATATGATTGTTTCGACTTCCGGTAAGAGATCCTCGCCGGTCATCCTCAAAGCCGTCATCAAGGGTGTGGCTGGCAAAACCCCCCAGGTCACTTCCTCAATGTACCTTACGCTTGTTCTGTTGGCATCAGACATGATATTACCTCCTGGTTAGAGTGTTAAAAAATTTTGTCCCTAAAGAACGGACACATCATGGAAACTACAAACCAGCCCAGGACATCGCCCCTGTCCTTGACCTCCGGACTCCGACAGGTAATGTCGGAAAACTTGGCGTCCCTGAAAATATCAGCGGCCTGGTCTGCATAACGCCTGGCGAGAAGTGCGCCGGACCCTTTAGGAACGTGCATGTTTGCAATAATAACTCCATGATTTCTGTGAAGTGGAGAATCCACACCGATTGAGGCCCTTACGCTGTCAATGTTTGAAACAATGAATTCGCAAAACGATTGGTTAGGTTCGGGCCTGAAATTAGTATTTTTATATTTAACCGGCAGCGACGAAAAACTCGCTGCGAACCGAGACTCGATGTCTTTTTGTTCCTGTTCATAGCCACTCATTATTTAACCTTTGTCTCTGCTCGTTTAACGATTGCGTCGGCCATTTCTGCAAGGACTCCCTGGGACCCGATATAGACACCGTGTTTCATTTCCACGATATGAGCGTGTAATGCCGAGTTGCCGATATGAATAATTTTGGCTCCGATGGCAGTTTCAATGGATGCGTGCCCCTCGCTTTTAGCAGCCGCCCGCATGGACTCTTGCGCTACTGGATCAACTTGTGGAGAAGTGACGGGCATTTCGCCTCGCGGGTAGGACTGTGCCTTTTCTGTGGCTTCCACGGTAATGGACTTTACGTACTGGCCAGACCAGATGGGAGCGTTGTTGGCAACCAGGTCAACTGCGGTTTTTGCCAGATCCTTAACGGCACGTTCCACGATTTTATTTATCTTCTTTAAATCTTTTTCGAATAGTGCCATCTTTAATCAACTCTCGATAGGGGCAGTAACGCCCGGAAGACCAGACACAATTGCTGTGATGTTGCGATTGGTAGAAGTTTTTGCAGACACCTTCTTTTTTTTGTTGCTCGCACATCGTTATAATTTCATGCGTATCGTTTTTTGACATTTACGCTTAGGGGCAAAGGGCCCCCCCGATCCCGGCGACCCCCCCGTTAAGTGGGCAAGCGTAATTGAATATCCCATATCACATCAGCAGGATCTTTGTACCTGGACTGGACTCGCCAGGTTTCGTTATCAACAATAACCTCATCACCGATTTTCGGTGTGATTAGCGGATAGTCTTGAACTTTAAAGAGCAAACGCCGGTCGGTTGCCAATACTGAAACCCCGTCGATTTCATGCGTGTTGTATTGAAGCAGGTATCCACTGAGCGCCGATGGCGTATCGTCTTCGACAACTCCGGATCCCGCGACGTACTCGTCGTTTGTAACCACATATGTTAAATCTGTTCGTTGAACATTGCCAAAGGCTGCAAATATGGTGTCCCCGACTTCCTGAAAGATTTCTTTGAATCCCATTACGTCCTCACAAGCTGGGTCTTGCGGCCCAATTTCTGACAGTATGGCCGGACAAACAGCCAGACAGATTTTGGCATAATATCTTTTTTCTTGAGCCGAATGTCTTTACCGAGTGAGATCGACAGCGGCCCGATCTTAGCAGCGTCGAACCCGAACAGCCCTTCGGACGAGTCGAGTGTACGGTCCTCGATGATTAGGTGCCTGGCGAACTCTGCGGTTGCATCTTTCAGCCAGGCAGGAAATTCGTCCGTGGGGAACAAGTCGCTGTTGCGATCATATACATACTGGCGTGGCCACAGAAGCGGTTGATAATCACGAACCGCAATCCCTTTCCAGTTACATAGTTGATCCAATAAACGCGAAGCCATTATAAGTGACTGTTTTTGCAGTTCCGTAATGGCCTCACGCCAGTTTGTATTGTAAAGGTGCGTGTCATGGTACGCGTCCGCTTCAGCTAAGGTGCAATAAGAATTTGTGCCAGCCGAAGCAGGCAGCGATACGACCACAAGTGAGCTTGCCCGGGGAACGTGAATTTCAACGGTGCCCATAAAGACGCCGTCGTCCATTGAGATGGGATCGTATATGTCTATGGACGCTTCATAACGGCCATCAGAGATTGGTGTGGTAAGCGTGCCTAAGAACAACCGAATTTCTCCGGTATCATAACCGCTTTGCGCCCATTTAATATCGCCGGCAGCCGCGTCTGTTGATTCGATAGCACGCAACCCCGTTGCTTCATCGAAACTAATAATGATTTTATTGACAGCCGAGAGCGGAACGGCCACATCATCGTCTTTAAGCAGCAAGTCGATGGTGTTGTCCCGGCCTGTCCTTATATATTCGACAGTCATGGTGTCCTCGATTTAGCTAAGTGTTACGTCAATATCACCGATGGCGAACTCGACATCGTCGCTGTCCCCGATAACCTCATCACCACCTATGTCAGCGTAAAAGAGCGCGTTGCCTACCGTGGCCGCATCACAAATCACCCAGTCCGTGATGGTGCCCCAGGAGCCGGACGGTGTGGCCATTTGAACAAGGTGGGTGTTATCAACCGCGCCTCCGGACGCCAGATCCCAGGTGGGCGAGCTGCCGCCATTGACATTGACCTGTTTTCGAGAGTAGTTGTTCCCGGAAGGCTCTTTTGCTGAAACGTCCGTATCCCCGTCAGCACCGTTTTCGTCCATTAAACCCATGTAGGTGTCCGGCGACGCGTAGACGTTGCCCAAAAAAATATGATCCAGCATTTCGTGGACTAAAAATGTGGTCATGGCGCCGGCGTTAATGATGATGTCAACTTCCTGGGCCGCGATGGTAGCCTGCTTGCCGTCCGATACGGTTTTGGTTGCGGCAAACGCCCCGTGTGCAAGCAGACTGACATTTGTTCCGAAGGTGCTGTTGGACAGATGATCGCAGATACCCCAGTGGGTGATGTCACCCCACGACCCTCCGGATGCCTGGTCGAATGTAATTAAAGCGTCATTTTCGATCTTGCGGGATCCCGGTGCGTCAAACGCAATGACTTCCCTGGCGTAGCCGAAACCGCCTGGCTCCGCAATTCCCGATGCGTCGTCGAGAGGATCGGCGGTGGACAGAAGAATGTATAACGTGGACGGTGCGGTGAAGTTCACGTTAAATACATGGTCCAACCATTTGTTTTCGCAATAGTCTGATAAAGAACCCATGATGTGCCTCCTATAATGATGT